ATCTGGGTACACAGGACCTGTAGGAATAGAGCTAACTGCAGACTTCTACAATCTTGAATCAATCACAGTAGGAGATATTGGTAGTACTGGCACTGTACTTGCAGCTGTAATAGCATACTATACTGACAAAAACGGAAATATATCATCAGTTGGATACGATATTTTCCCCCAGTTCTGGTACACTGTTGATGAAACTATCCCCACCATCGCTGTCACAAAGATCCTAAAATACTACTTACCACCTCTTGAAAACAAAGCTTTGACCAAGTTTGCCATCCAGTACCTAATCACTAACTCAGTTGACATGCCTTTGCGTATGGATTTCTCGATTAAGTTTCATACTCAAGTTGCTTGTAATGTTGCTCGACCTTGGCCAGTTCTTCTTGTTCAAGGAGTAGCTGCTGGTATGCAATTGTCAGTTGAAAGCTACAGCTCTGTTAGTGTGCTACCTGATGAACAGTTACCATTCGGTGGATCAATGTCAAATGCAGTCAATACCACTGAAGCTGCTGATGCTATTCGCGACTATGTTCGTTCAGGAGGTAAGTTCGTCACCAGAGGACTTCCAATGCCACAAGCTTCTGCATACTCCTTTGGCAACTTCACAAGAGATCTTAAGAAAATAGCAAAAACAGGGAGGCAAGTATATAACGAGCTCGAACCCTTCATTAAACCCGCACTCCAACATTACAAATAAATTTCCTGTTGTGTACGATAACGGCAGTACTGGCACCTTAGATCTATTCCGTAGTGCAGGCTCAGGTATAAGCAGCAACTTCATCGACAAACCATTGTTTCCTCTCAATCATTTCTACCACACGGATCCTAACATTATGATCTCTGGGAGGTCTTACACTGCTGCCCTAGCATTAGCAGAAGCTGGTATCAAAGTTCCTTTCGCAATAAGTGCAGAAACAAACATGGAGGATGTTCTACCTATCGGCATGGCAGAAGTTAAATTACGCAACCCTAACACTGTTGTTCTGTCACCATACGGTCTTCTTTCAAACCTACCATAACTCTCCCTCAACATTACACACATTCACAATAAAACAAATAAGCAAATAAAAACAAAATAAAATAAAATCTAAATAAAATATATAAAATATACTTGTGAGAGTTATGGCGAATGTAACCGGACCATGGAGTTGGTCTCGTTGGCAAAGAATTGCTTCCCTCCCTGGCGGGACACCTGTGGGATATTACAGGTGAGAATCAACTATGATTAAATAGTTGTGCAGTGGTTGCACATAAAACAAACCAGCTGTTATAAGACTTCCCTATGTTGTATTTAGAGGGTTTTATACAGCCATCTCAATTGTGCAC